TCACGTGACATGTCCGAGGGCTTGTCGTGGTTCGTGGACAATCTAATCGATCGTAAAGACAAGGCCGCTTGCGTTGTTATTGACGGTAAATCGAACGCTGAAAACTTGCGAAACAAACTGATAGCCGAGGGATTCAGCAAGAAGGCTGTGAAATGCTTGAGCACGTCAGAAGCAATCACGGCGAACTCGATGATTGACAACGCTGTTAAGGAACACGCGCTACGGCATTACAGCCAACAGCGGCTTAACGATAGCGCCACCAAATGCGCTAGGCGCGATATCGGCAGAAACGGCGGCTTCGGGTTCGATTCGACCGAGGACGCAGACGCGACGTTGATTGAAGCATGTGCAGCAGCGCTATATGGAGCGATGACAACGAAACGCAGACCAGGTAGAAAGGCGGTAGTGCGTTGATAGACATTACCTATCAGATTGCGGCGGCGAATGGATTACGCGGCAATGACCGCGAAATCGTTTTGCGACTTGTTAAAGCATGGCGCGATCACTTCGACCGCAACATGAAGCGGCATTGCTACTACCTGATGCATAACAGGCTGGTGGACTTAGGCATCAGCATCCCGCCAAGCCTACGTAACCTCGATGCGGCGTGCGGATGGGGTAAGAAGGTCGTAGACGTGATGGTTGAACATTCAAAGTTCGACGGTTTCACGATTGATGACGAAGCAGCACAGGCCGACATTAACCGCACGGTGCGCGAGAACAAGCTGCGCACGCTTTACCGCAAGGCAACTACGAGCGCGTTAGAGCAATCGTTCAATCTGTATTTCGTAGCCGACGTGGACGGCAGGGCGCGTGTGCGTGCTTATCCTGCTAACGCAAGTGGCGTGCTATGGGATGATGCGCGTCAAGACCTCGAAGCGGCGATGTTCGTAGTGGACGTTAGGCGCGATAAGAACGGCGTTGAAGTCCCGTCGTGGATTAACGTCGTGCTGCAAGACGCATTGATCCGCATCCGCAAAGACAGCGGTGCTTACTACGCTGAATATTCGCCACATGGCTTGAACCGTCTGCCAGTGTTCCTAGCGGCGCACGAAGCAACGCTTGATAGGCCGTTTGGCGCTTCACGCATCACTCGTGAGGTGATGGGCTACATTGACAGCGCGGTACGCGAGAACATCAACGAGGAAATTGCCAGCGCTTTTGCAGCGTCCACGCAGAAATACCTACTCGGAACGGACGGTGATCCGTTTGCAATCACGGATAGGTGGAGCGCGTTCATCGGTTCGATATTCAACATCGACGCAACCGAAGACGGCATAATCCCGCAATTCGGGCAGCTTCCGCAGCCAAGTATGCAACCGATGACCGACCACTTCCGCAACCTATGCGCAAAGATGAGCGCGGCAACTGGTATCCATGTATCGCAGTTCGGCGTTGTCCACGACCAGCCGAGCAGCGCAGAAGCAATCTACGCTGAAAACTCGCCGCTTATCAACAAGGTCAAGACGTGGCACGACGATATCACTGATACGATGATTGATATCGCGATAGCGTGCATAGCAACTAACGAGAGCGTCGATTTCGATACTGTTGCAAATCGCGGTTACAACATCCTTCCGCGTTTCGAGAATCCAGCACAGCCGACACTAGCGCAGATGACGGATTCCAACGTCAAGATTGCCAGCGTGGAGCCGATCTACTCCAAGACGCGCACGTTCTGGCGCAACCAGGGATTCACTGACGAGCAGGTTGAAACCGTGCTCAACGAGATGGCGCAGGCTGAGAAAGAGCAAGCCACTAACGACGCGATAAGCGCAATATTCGGGACGGTGGACAATGACAACGGTAATACCGCGTAGCTACATCGAGAACTATTCGAAGTCGCTGAACATGATTTCAGATACTGCGAAATCGCGACTTTTCGGAGCGCTTGAACAAGTGGACTACACGCGGCCAGCCGCAGAGGTGCGCGATGCTGTTATCACGATTATGCAGGCCGCTTGCGGCGCGTCAACTGACGTTACGGCGCGGCTTGCTGCTGATTTCTACGATGGTTTGCGCGTTCTCATGGTTGGTGAGCGCATGGGCGCTGTTGCCGATTCGATGCGCAATCCTGATGCGACCGATGGCGCTGTGCGTGCTTTTATTCAGACGATAGTTGACGGCGGCGAAACCGATTCGTTCATAAAGCAATGCGCTAGCAGACTCGATTACGAGAACAGGAAAGCGGCGAATTTATGCGTCTACGAGAACGCGAAAACAGACCAGCTCAAGCCGAAGTGGGCGCGAATTCCGCAGGGCGATGATACGTGTTCGTACTGCATCATCATGGCGTCGCGCGGTTTTGTGTACGGTGATGAAGATATGGCGAGTCACACGCACGAAAACTGTGATTGCAGAATTGCTCCAAGCTGGGAGTCTGATGCAGAAATCGAAGGCTACAAAGAGAATCTTGCAAGCTATAAAGCCGTGTACGACGCAGCGCGAGATTTACTCAGAGACGATGACAAGCCGGAAGAGCTACGGCTGAGAATTGAAAGCGCTAAGAACAAACACATCGCTGACTACGAAGCTGGCAGAACTAAAACAAAGTGGACAGAGCTAAACGAGCTGACTATCTGTGCTCGATGGCTTAATCCTCAGTTGCATTAGAGCAATGCGAACAACCTAGTTAAACAAGCGTCCGCACGGGCGCTTTTTTATTGCGCTAGAAAGGAAAAACGATGAAGCACGCGCTTTACAGCGGTAACGCTGCCGTATACGGCGATATGGAAATGGCGGCTAAATCGCTCGTTGCGAATAGCGACGTTGATAAAATCTATTTCCTTATCGATGACGCAGAGTTTCCGCGAAAGCTGCCGGATGTTATCGAGTGCATCGACGTGCGTAAACAGAAGTATTTCCCGAAGGGCTGCGCAAACATCAAGACGAAGTTCTCGTACATGTCGCTGATGCGTGCGGCGCTTGCGCTCATGCCTGAGCTGAAGCACATCGACCGCATATTGTCGCTCGATTGCGACACGGTAGCCATCAAAGACGTATCCGATATCTGGAATATGCCGATTGACGGTTGCTATTTCTCCGCATCGAGCGAACCACCACGATGCCATAACGGGCTTCTCTACTGCAACACTGGCGTTACGTTGTACAACCTTGAAATGCTGCGTGACGGCAAGGCCGAGGAAGTTGTCCACTGTCTGAACGTGCAAGCGTTCCATAACATCGAACAGGATGTTTTCAGCTATCTCTGCCAAGGGCGCATCCACGACATGCCAAGCGAGTACAACGCAACGAAATGGACTATTAGATGCGCGTTCCCGAAGCTTGTGCATTACGCTGGTATCAAAAGCGACGTGTGGCACACATACGAAGAGCCACACATGTACCGTAACATGACATGGCAAGAAGCGATGGAACTTCACGCCAAACACTCTTAGAAACAAGCGGCTGCACAGTCGCTTTTTCATATAGGCCGTCACGGTGGCATACGTGGCGGTTTTTCATTTCATGCCCTGCACAGGGCGAAAAGACGAGCCGCACGGCTCAGAAAGGCGGTTGCTATGGCCGACGAAAGCAAAGTGGACGTAACCGAGTTTGATAATCCTGCACAGGATGATGACAAGGATTACAAGGCGCTGTACGAGCAAGCTATCAGCGAATCGCGGAAGTGGGAGAACCGCTCCAAGGCGAACGCTGAGAAGGCCAAGAAGTACGACGAGCTGGAAAGCGCGAAGAAATCCCTCGAAGAGCGCGTGAGCGATATCGAATCGCGCAATAAGGCGCTCGAAGATGAGAAGGCGCGTGCTTCGCTCGTCAAGCAAGTCGCTGCTAATACGGGCGTGCCTGAATCAATCGTGTCCACGCTGTCTGCCACAGACGAAGAAACCATGACGGCGCAAGCAACGGCAATCGCAGAAAACTACAAGACACCTGGCGGCGCACCGAAAGCGCCTGAAGCTGGGAAGTTCCATAAGAGCGATGACGGCGAAATTGACGATAAGCGCAAGTTCGTGCGTCAGCTGCTCGGCAATTAAACAATACAGAAAGAAGGTTAATCATGACTACGCCTACCGCACTTCAGACTAGCGGCGTTGTTCTTCCTCGTTCCGTTGCCACCGTCATTACTGGCAAGGCGAAGGACACGTCTACCATTGCAGCGCTGTCACCGTCGAAGCCTGAACTCTTCAACGATGAGACTTACCTTGTCTTCACCGGTAATTCTGAAGCCGAAGTGGTTGCCGAGGGTGCTGCGAAGGATTACTACGAGCAGACCGCCACTCCCATCGTCGCTAAGCGCGTGACGGTTCAGACCACGACCCGCGTATCCAAACAGCTCAAGTGGGCTGACGAGGATAGCCAGCTCGAAATCATCGACGCAATCCAGGAAGACCAGGCATACGCAATCGGTCGTGCGCTCGATTACATCGTCTATCACGCCATCAACCCGAAGTCTGGCGCTGCGCTTGACGGTTTCACTCCGCTTACCGCCATGACTGGCGTTAACGACGTGTACCTCGGCGCTGAAATCGCTTCTGCGACCAACGCACAGCTCATTGCGTCGTTTGATAACATGGCAGGCGGCGTTAACGAGACTTACGACATTAACGGCTTTGCGATGGCTAAGGCTTATGCGAACGCTCTCCGCAAGATTCGCACTTCCGACAGCCTTCAGCGTCTGTATCCGAACATCCCGCTCAATCTCAAGGTTGGCGAGTTCGAAGGCGTTCCCGCTGCCTGCTCGTCCACGGTCAACGGCGGCCTTGCGCTGACTCCTACCAATGTTCTCGCTGTTATGGGCGATTTCTCGCTCATCAAGTGGGGCATGGTGCGTGACATGATGGCTGAGGTCATCGAGTACGGCGATCCCGACGGTCAGGGCGATTTGAAGCGCTACAACCAGATTGCATACCGCACCGAAGCCGTTCTTGGCTACGCGGTCGTTAACCCGTCTGCGTTCTCGGTTCTCTATAGCGGCGAAGAGCCTGAGTATTCGTAAGGGCGATACACCATGGAAAAGCAAGTCAAAGCGCGTGTAACCGTCGCATTCACCGACAAAAACAACCTGATGAACGCTTATAGCGTGGGCGATACGTTCGAAGGCATCGAAGAGCGCGTGAGCGAACTTGCTAACGGCGGCTATGTTGAGAAGATCGACGAGCCGAAGACAGCACCGCGTAAGCGCAAGGCACCGCAAAAGGAGGGATAATCATGCTCACGTTCGCTACTGTCGAAGACTTGGAAAGCGGATGGCGCGAGCTGACCAACGAAGAGCAGGAAATAGCTCAGACACTTCTTGAGCGTGCGTCGGCTAAGATTCTACAGGCCATGCGCAGGCATCGCGTAGAAATCGACGTTAGCGACGAAGTTCAGACGATTAACCTCACGGCGGTAACTTGCAACATGGTCAAGCGCGTGTTTAACGCACCAGGGAACGGCGTACAGTCTATATCGCAGGGCATCGGCGCAACTAGTGCGTCCATGACGCTGCTCAACGCCGATGAGTCGCTTTACATGTCGAAGTCCGATAGGGAATCGCTAGGGCTTGTTGGCGGCATGAGCCGTTATCGCAGCATTCAAGCGAGCACCTATGCCGACGAAGCGCCTATGCTCTGCCCTGGCGTACCGTTCAGCCTTGCTACGATGAAGGCGGTGGACAATGGCTAGCGTCGCTGACATGCCGCTCATCATCGACTGCTGCTTTTGCAACCAGACGGTGACGCTGTACAGCTATGCAAACGGCGCTGTGACGCGAACTGTCCACTCAAATGCGTATCACGAACGCACAGAGAAGCAGGTTGTCGATGAGCGCGGGTCACGTGTCGAGAACGAGCATCTAATCGTCATTCCCGGCAATGTGTCGGTGAACGTCGGAGATCGCGTCTATCTAGGCACGGGCGATGCCGTTGGCAATGACGTTGCTGCATTCTGGCGCGGTTTCATCCCGTCGAAAGATGCAAACGTCGTGATCGTGCGCAGCGTTTCGTATCGTCACTGGCAAGGGCAAGTTGCTCACGTCGAGATACGGGGGTAGCCATGCCTAAGTACAAGATGCGCGTGAAAATCGACAACTACGGCGTTATCAAGCGCAATCTGGGCGTAAACGAGCAAGGCCGCGTGCAGCGATTCGTAACTGATGAGGTGCTCACGCGGCTTTTGCCGTACATCCCGAAGCGTTCCGGCACGTTGCGCTCTATGGCTAATAAAGTCTCGCCTACGCAAATTAAAGTCACCAGCCCATATGCGCGGGTGCAGTTTTTCGGCGTGACCAAGCACGGCGCACCGTTCAACTACAACCTTGCAACGGGCGGCGCTAAAGCTGGCTCTCATTGGGATAGGCGGTTACTGCAAGACGAGGGCAAGGCGATTATCGCCAAAACGAACAAATTCATCAGGAGTAAGTAGCTATGGCAGACGATACGCAACAGACAGCACTTGAGAAGATGCGTGCGTTTTTGGCTACGTATCCTAACTACAGCGTGCTTTCACAGCTGACAATCGACTACACCGACAAAGTTCCCGATTGCGCTGGCCTGTTTCCAAGCGGACTTGTGGAAATCTCTCGGCGCAGGGACGTGCTCGGCGGGTGTGAAGTGGATAACCAGTATAACTTCGCGCTGTATACCAACTTCGAGAAATCACCAGGCGAGGACGAAGGTGCAACGGCTAATGCCGAGTGGACGAACGACTTCCAGCTGTGGATTCAGCAACAGTCGATTGCCGGCACAGCTCCGACGTTCGGCGATATCCCGCGCAACGAGTCCATGACCGCTGAGAACGGCGAGATTTACGCGGCGTTCGATGAGGGAACCGCGTTGTACGTCATCAGGATTTCAGCAAATTTCACGCTGTGCTTTTAACATCACAAACCACAACTGAATAAGGAGTGACTAGCAAATGACTGCTACCACCATGAACACCACGGCTGGTCAGACCATTGCACGTGAAGCGCTCATTTTGTATCTGAATACAAGTACGACTTCCACGCCTACCTGGTCTGCCATCGGCAAGCGCGTCGAGGATGCAAGCCTTGATTACGACTGGAACGATTCGAACGTCCAGGACATTCTAGGCAACGTCTACGCCATGATGCGCAAACCCGTCATCACCGAAAGCTTCGACCCGTACTACCTGGATTCTGGCGATGCCGCCATCGCTAAGATTTGGGACTTGGCAGTTGTCCAGCAAGACGCGCAGGCGTTGTGCAACCTGGACTTACTGCTCGTCCACTTCTACGGCGGCTCTGCTGCCACTCCGTTTGCTGAGCGCTACCCGTCTTCGATGGTCAAGATTACAGGTCTCGGCGGCGAGGGCGGCGGCAACCTTGAGATGCCCATCGAAGCTACTTTCGGCGGCGAGCGCGTCATCGGAACGGCTTCGAGGACTTCGGCAGGTGTTGTCACGTTCACCGAATCAGCTTAACAACACACAGATAAGGGGCATATTCCACGATGGCTACTAAAGAACTCAATTTCGACACTGGCCTAGTCGATTACACGATCAACGGCTGCGCACACGTCCGCTTCAATCCCGCTGATATCTCGTTCACGGAGCGCTTCTACGACACATTCATGCAACTCGATGGACAGCAAGACGAATTTCAGAAGCGCATAGACGAAATCGGCGATGACAAAGCGGAATTTTTCGCATATGCGCGTGAGCGCGATTACGAGATGCGCAAGCTGATTGACTCGCTTTTCCACGATGGCCTGTCTGATGAGATTTTCGGCGAAATGTCCACGTATGCCGTCGCTGACGGTATGCCCCTTTGGGTGAACTTCCTTTTCGCGCTGGCGCAGGAAATCCGCGATGCTTACGACGAGGAAAAGCGCAAGCAAGACCCGCGTCTCAAGAAGTTCGACAGCCAGCACGAAGAGCTTCTTGCCAAGTATCGCAAGGCCACGACCAAACGATGAGCAGCTACGATTTGCCGATGAGCGCTAGCATCGGTGGGCGAACGTACAGCATCAGGTCTGACTACCGTGCTGTCCTGGATATCATCGAGGTATTTAACGACGCTTCGATTTCCAACGAGGACAGAACGCTTATCGTGCTGACCATCTTCTACGAGGATTTCGAGACGATGCCGTTTAGCGATTTCAACGAAGCGCTCGAATACTTGCGCTGGTTCATCAACGGCGGCAAGGAAGTCAAAGACGAGGGCAAGAAGCCAATCCTGATGAACTGGAAGCAGGATTTCCAGCTCATCGTTTCGCCCATAAACAAGGCGCTCGGCTACGAAGTCCGCGCGGCTGAGTTCGTACATTGGTGGACGTTCCTGGCGGCGTACATGGAAATCGGCGATTGCATGTTCGCGCAGGTCGTGAGCATCCGCAAGAAACGCAAGTCCGGCAAGAAACTCGATAAGCAGGACAAGCAGTTTTATCGCGACAACTTCGACCTGGTTGAGTTGAAGGTCGAGGAAACCGAAGAAGAGAAGGCCATTTTCGAAGAGTGGCTAACGTAGGAGTGGACAATCGTGGCTACAGACGGTTCTATCACGTTCTCTACGAAGCTTGATAACTCGGAGCTGGAAAAAGACATTGCCAACACCGAGAAGAAAATCAAGGAGCTGGAAAAGGCGCTTGAACAGAGCGAGAGCGACCGCAACGTAATAGTTGAGAAGCTTGAAGCTGCCGACAAAGCAATCAAGGAAACCGAACGCAACATCGAGCAGTTGAAAGCTACGGCGGCTAGCGCAGAGGAAATCGACGCGCAGAAGGCCATTCTGAACGAGCAGCTTGACGCTGCCGTTGAGATTGCTGAGCAGTATTACAAAGCTGATGCTAACGTGGCGTTGCTCACTAAGGAGCTGGATGCGGCTCGTGGCAAGCAAAAGCAACTCGGAGCTGAATATGCAAGTTCGTACACGAAAGCTGCAAGCAACTTCAATACTGGCATGACTTCCATGAATGCACGGTTCGATGCGTTCATGGGCAAGATTACCAAGCGCATCAAGAAGCTGTTCGTCTTCTCGTTCATTTTCGGAGCGTTGGCAAGCCTGAAGAGCTACCTGATGAGCGCTGTGCAGGAAAACGAGCGCTTCCAGGCCGCTACAGCCAACTTGAAGGCCGTTCTAGCTGGTCTGGCAACGCCGATACTGAATGTCGTGATTCCCGCTCTTACGGCGGTCGTGAACGTCATATCGGTCATGCTGACAACATTGGCGCGGCTGGTGGACATGGTTTTCAAGACCGATTTCGTCCAGCAAATCCAGGCGGCGCAGAATGCGGCGATGACCAGCCAGCAGGCAGCTGATGCGACCGATGACGAGACGAAAGCCACCAAGAAGCTAACTAAAGCAAAGAAGGAAGCCGTGCGCTGGTTGGCTGCGTTCGATGAGCTGAACGTCATGCAGAAGCAGAACGACAACGAATCGGACGCTCCGCTCGATCCGGTTGGCAACGCTGGCGCCGGTGGCGTTGGCGGCGGTGTCGGCGCTTTCGATATCGGCAAGATTGACGAGTCGCTTGCTGAGATCATGCTGATTCTCGGCGCGGCGCTCATGGCTGTCGGCGCGATTCTCGCGTTCAGCGGTATCAACATCCCGCTTGGCATCACGCTCATGGCTATCGGCGCTTTGATGGTGTATACGGCGGCAGTCGAACAATGGGACAAGCTGCCGCAGGAATTGAGAGACACCATCAACATGGCGCTCATCATCACGGGGATTGTGCTAATCGTGCTCGGCGCGGTTCTAGCGTTCTCTGGAATCGCGACACCGCTCGGCATCGGTATGATTGCCGCTGGCGCGTTGATGCTGTGGACAGCCGTCGCTCTTAACTGGGATAGCATGTCAGCTGAAATGCAAGGCACGGTCAGTGCGCTTATGGTGATTCTCGGCGCGGCGTTGCTTGTAATCGGCGCGATATTGACCTTCTCAGGCGCTGGCACACCGTTGGGAATCGGTCTGATGCTGCTCGGCGCTGCATCACTGGCAGCTGTTGCCGCTATCAACTGGAAAACAATGCCAGACGAGATAAGGCGCACCGTTACCGAGATAATGGTCATTCTTGGCGCTGCGCTGCTCGTAATAGGCGCGATACTTGCGCTCTCAGGTGTCGGCGTTACACTCGGCGTTGGCCTGATGCTCGTCGGTGCTGCTTCGCTTGCCGCTGCCGCAGCTCTCAATTGGGAGACAATGCCGCAACAGGTGCGCGATACGGTGTCCACGATCATGGCTATCATCGGCGGTGCGCTCATCGTCATAGGCATCATCTTGTGCGTGACTGGCGTGGGCATCCCGCTCGGCGTGGCGCTCATCCTCGCTGGCGCTGCAAGTCTCGTCGCTGCCGCTGCAATCAACTGGAATTTCCTGCAAGACAAGATTAAGGATATTTGGAACGGTATCGTTCAGTGGTTCAACACCACCGTTGCGCCAATCTTCACCGCCGAATGGTGGGAGAATAAGTTCAAGTCCATCGTTAACGGGCTTATCAGCATGTTGAACAGCGGATTAAACGCTTTCGGCGGCTTCTTGAACGACCTCGGCGGCGGCATATCTGACATTCTCAACTTCTTCGGCGTTACCGGGTACTCGTTCAGCATCGGAATGCCGCAGATACCGTATCTGGCGCAAGGCGCTGTAATCCCGCCAAACCGCGAGTTCATGGCGGTGCTCGGTGACCAGTCGAACGGCACGAACCTCGAAGCGCCTGAGAATCTAATCAGGCAGATTGTGCGTGAAGAGTCTGGCGTGGGCAGCGGCGAGATAGTAAACCTGCTCAACCAGATGCTTGTCGCGTTGCAGGCGCGTCAAACGCTCGAATGCGACGGTTACACGCTTGCAAAGGTTGTCAACCAGCGCAACCAGACCAACACGAGGATTTACGGGTACTAATCATGGCATTCTCAGTGACAATCGGCAGCTTGAACATCACGAGCTGGATAGCCGACAGCGGCTTCAAGTGGGAGCGTAACGATATCGACGCTCCTGACAGTGGGCGCGACATGAACGGCACGATGCGACGTAAAATCATCGCAAGCAAGGATAAGATGCAGATAACGTGCCGCTCGATTACGTCTACGCAATTGACGCAGCTGTTCAACGCGCTGACCAACGCGACCGTGAGCGTTACTTACACTGTTCCTGGCGGCAGCTCTCGCACGTCCACGTTCTACAACTCGAAGAAATCCGCAGGCGTTGTGCAGGATATCGGTAGCGCGATTCTTTACGACGGCGTGAGTTTCGATTTGATTGAGGTGTAGCCGATGATTACACCTCCTTCAAATTGGGATACGCTATGGGCTGACCCTAATAGTGTGCTTGAGGTTCAGCTGGTTGTAAACCTCAATAACAACGTATCGATTACGTACACGAATGCCGATTTATCAAGTTGCTCTCTCGACGGTTCGCTGTTCAAGGACTTGTCGATAGGTAACGTTTGCAGCGCACGTTTGCGATTCGTTATCAAAGATGCTTCTGATGTTTTCAGCGCTTTTACGCAGAATCAAAAAATTACGTTCAAGTGCAGGCTGAAAAACAGCAGTACGTCTACGGCATACGTGACGCAGGGAATCTACTACTTAGATTCAGCGTCAATTGACAACAACGGAAATGTTGAAATCGTCGCATACGATGAGATTTACCGTATCGCAAATTACGTGTCACAGCTCAGCTACAACAGCAGCGTCAACACGTTCATGGCAAGGCTGTATCAAATGTACGGGCTGACTGTTGACTATGCAAGCCTGATAATTGCAAGCCTATCTGACACAACTGGCATTTTAAGCGGGTCACAGGCGCGTGTAGATTCAATTGCAATAAAAAGCACGTCGAAAAACACGCCTGCTCGAAAAGTGCTTGAAACCGTTGCCACGCTTGCAGGCGGGAATATTGCAATCACGAAGCAAAACGCAATGAAGCTGTTTAGGCTTGACGCTGGGCCAACGATTACAACAACGCCATTAGGCATAGTCGTTACCGCTACGAACCTGTTCAAAGACGAGCGACCACAAGTGATTACTGGTGTTGACCTGTCAACAGGTAGTGGCACGTTTGCTAGTTCGTCGGGGTGGCGAATACCTGGCGCCATAACAGATGAGGTTTGCATATCTGGCTCCGTTGACGTTGCGATTACTGCCGCGAACAACATGCACACCGACGAGAAAAATATCCGCGTTTCTAATATTCGCGTTGATAGCGCGTACATCACGCCATTGTTCGAAATCGGCGATATCGTGAGCGTAGATATAGGCGGTGGGCAGTATTACAACTTCACGCTATGCGATTACAGCGTTGATTACGTCGGCGGTTGCTGGGGTTATCTCGGCGTTCCGAAGTCATCTAGCGCTGTTGCCGTGTCGATAGAAGAAGTATGGGATTCAACACACGGATGGATTGGCAATTTCGTATCGATGGACTTAGGTAGCAATACCTGGGAGCCTACGCTTGAGTTTGTTAACAAGTACCAGTTCAGGTTGAAAAACATTCCATTCAACGGAACCAATACGTACAAGAGAACGATGGCAAGAGTTGCAAGCGGAATCGAAACTCTTGATTTGACTGTGCGTTATTATGGGCAAGGCGGATTAAAGACAATCAATGTCACTGGTTATCTAGCTGAACCATACATGCCAATTGAATCAAGCAATTACCACGATTGGGAAATAAACAACGTCCTCTATTACTGCAATGAACTGCCAGATGATGCTATCG